CCCTGTGGTGCGCGATGCCTGATCGGAAATCGCGAAAGAATCAGATGCCGTGGTAGCCAATGATTTGGCTGCTGCATCAGTGAAAATTATAGACTCATCTTGGGTCATTGAGAACCCAAAGAGCAAGCTGTCAGACATGGTGTAAATGTTTGATTTACCACCAAAAAAGTCTTTATCGACTTGGCTAAAATCGTCTAGCGTAAAGGCGTCAAAAAGAGGTCTTTGCAGGGTCATCGAAGCCGCTTCTTGCGGAGCAAAAGAGTCGCTAAACGATGTGACGATATCGAGGACGCCATCAGTCCCAACTTGATAGGTGAAACCGGCAATGCTCATTGAAAGATTGGCATCGTCCACCACAACGAATTCTACAAACTCTTTGTCTACACCCTTAGTCTCAATGTCCGATGCAGCAACGAAGTCAGAAACGGGCTTGAATGAACCGACAGCAGGAGAGTCAATAACTCCTAATGAGTCATCAAGAACTGCACCTTGAGACACAGTGAGCTGGTCTGTTAGCTGAGAGATATCTTCAAAGCTACGCTCAAACGTGATCAGTGTCGCCAAGGACTCTGAAATAGTAGCTGTGTCCGATAAGCCTTTGCTAAATGCCAATGTTTCAGTATCAGAGAAGATAAACGCATCTGAATTAGCTAAAGACAGCGAAATTGTGGGTGAATCAATAAGAGGGAGGCTGTCCGCTCTACCAGCAGAAATAGTGAATTCGTGTAGGTCCGTAAACGTAAACTGGTCAAACGAACCAAGATTAGGCTCTAAAGATGCCGAATCAGAAAAGCCAAAAGAATCAGAGAAAAAGAAAATTGTTCTCTCGGTATTGAGGACGACATCATCTACAAAAAGCTTTTGCCAGTTAAGTTGTGGCGTTAAAAGCCGAAACGACACAGACGAAAAAAGGTTCTGAAATGAGACTTCAGGAGACGGAGACTGCGTATCAATAACAACAGCGGCGGCAGGAACCCCAGCCGTCGCATGTATCTGGCGATACGAAGCTGAGACGCTCAGTTGTCTGAAGCTTACCTCAGCAAAAATGCCCACTATCTGTTACCCGAACTGCGAACGAACTTTGAACTTGATTAGATCAACCACTGTCTGAGTGCGGTTTGCTGAGTCTGTTAGCTCTATTTCACCCTCTAGAACTCCAGTGCTGGCTAGAGTGTCAGAATTGAACACAAACGTGCATTTGCCAGCCGCCGCATCTGTTACGTTGCCGACGATTGTATCAATCAGTGTGGTCGATCCTACTGCTCTTACCCGCATCCTGACGCTCCCGCCAGTCAAGTTGATAGCGGAAAAAGTGGACGGATCATCAGCGTCCAGAGTCAACCCTGCGGCTGCTTGGTTGCTATCTTTTAACGTGATTGCAATCTCAGGTAGCTGGTCGTTTTGAACCAAATCTATCGTTGTTAGATATGCCATTAGATGAATGCCCTCGCCTTAGCGGTCAACTTGCCGCCGCTGAATCCGTATTTGACCTGTCTTGTGGCTCGACCAATCGCTTTCTCAAACAATTGATTATTCATTTGAGCAGCGCCGCCATTGGAAAAAGGCTGACCGCTCATCATCTGCAATCTGTATAACGCTCCATGAACGATGGCTTCGCGATTTTCTTTACCGACAGTGTCTGGTATCGATGAAGAAGTACTTGTGGGCTTAACGCTGTAGACAACCCGCAACGTGTCAGCCGCATCAGGTATTGGTGCGAGATAGAAATCAGTGTTGTCACGCTGGCTATAGTACCGGGGAGTTCCTCTCTCGGTTTCATCCCCCAGGCGCATCAGTAACTCGCTATAACCCGTGGGCTGTAAAGGCGTCTTGTTGTTATATACGTCGATAATATGGTTCAGCTCAGTTCCTGTAGGAAGCGTCACTGCGTATTCGTTAACACCCGCGATTATTGTCAGGCTTTCTGGCTCCGGCATATAGATGTCGGTGCGCTGACAAAACTCTATTGCAGAGTCACGAACAGATCGCTCTATCAAGAAATCAGGAGCGCCTTGAACCTCTGGTCTGATGTAAATAGAGAAATCTGAGTACTTCACTACATTCTTCCTGCGTTAGCGTCAGGGTTCTTTGGTATCGGCGTCGTAGCCCCATCCGCTTGCGTCTTTACGCCCAAGGCGTTGGCAAACGACTGATAGTGCATTTGTGCCCGATTCGCATTACCAGCGAACTCTGAGTCCTTCTGATAGGACCGATATAAGACATAGTCGAGAATGCTGTTGGCATACACATCGTCCACACTGATAACCGTTGTGCTGGTGCTAAAATCGCTGATAGCTATGTCTGTCGTTGATGCGCTGTACACCACCTCCAAACTGTGAGTTCCACTCGCCGCCTTCGGATATACATAGAAGTTTTTCGGGTCAGCAGGGTCGTAAACAAAATGCTCTATCTTGTTTGAGCCAGCAGCGGTCTCGTGCCAGTTGGGCAGGGTCTCATCAAGAATCTTTCTATCAACCTGAGTAACCGAGCGCCCTCCTACGTTACGGACAATGTCGATCAAGCGCAGAGCCGCTGACGGTAGTGACTGCTTGCTACCATCGACACAAGCCAGCGTGGTGTTAACCATGTTTGCGTCAGGTCTATGAAGAACGACCTCGCGTTGAGCGTCATTAAAAAACTTGAGCAGCTCCGCATTTGGGAAGCGGACATTAGTCGCATCCTGCAAGATGATCGAAGCGCGATCTAATATGTCAACGACCTTAGTTGTCGGCATTTTCTTCCTCCCACTCGATCACTTCAAGATCGGGGTTACCTTTGAACAAATCGTCGTAACTAAAGACGTTGCCCGTGATGATGTTTCGCACCGTCTTAGGTCTCATGACCTTTGGTACTGGAGTGGGGTTGTCCCTCTCCGTCTCTAGTCGCTGCAACTGATCCTGAAGGTCAGATAGTTTCAAGCGTCGATCCAGCTTCATGCCGAACTGATTTAATGCTTGCTCGTAAACTTCGTCTTTGTTTGTTGCAACGTCCATAAAATTCACTAGTTAGTTAATGGAGAAAGGGGCTGCGAAAGCAGCCCCCATCCAGTAGACCTCTTAGGTCCACTTACCTACGACCAATGCGTCAGGAGTTACGACCTTAGATCCGTAGACCTTCAAGCCGCGAACCTGATCACCAAAGGTAGACTCCATGCGAACAGTTTCCGTATTGGTAAACTGAGACGCGAAAGAGATTGCCTTCGGGTGACCCGCAAGAACGTGGGTGTAGCCAGCATCAGTGCCAGACCCTGGGGTGTAGAGCATGTTGCTCTGGTACACCGTGAAGCGATCAACAACACCAACCTTGCCGTTACGCAAAGGAGACGTGTCATCGCCGGTCAGGTAAGCCTGACGCAGTTCACTTTGCTTGAGCAAAGAAACAAACTCAGGAGACAGGACGATGAATCGACCTTCTTCTGGAATGTTCAGCTCATCCAATGCCTTCGCTTGATCCAAGATCGAAGTCAGGATGTTGCTCGCAGTGATCGAAGATTGAGCACCAACGGTGGTCGCACCAGTCACTACACTGCTCAGTACCGAAGTTTCAACAGCTACGCGCATGCCCTCGGCAGCATCAGAACTAGCTCCTTCCAACAAGTTAATGTCAGCCTGCGCCGCCAAAACATCGTCGATTTTGAAGCTATAGTATTTCGCCTGGTCAATTAGAAGCTCAACTTTAGCTGTGGTCAGCTCTTGAGTTGTGATCGAACCAGCGTAGTCATTGATCGTTACAGCAGGAACCGTGCGGATCACAACCTTATCGCCCTGACCAGAAATCTCACCTTCGTAGTCGGTGTTAGAGATACTGGGTAATACAGACGAGCTGTAGAACTTAGCTTGCAGAAGCTTGCTAAAGACTTCAGGGATGAAGTTTACTTCGGACGTAGTGCCCGTGGAGAAAAATGAAAAAGCCATTATATTGTCCTCACAAGAGAATTAATTTAACGGCGGATCGATCCCTCAGCTTGCGCCCTCAAGATATCGACCTTGTGCTTCTCGAATTCAGCGAGAGGCATGTTGACGATGTCTTGGACGGTCCAAGATTTCTTTCCACCTGTAACATTGGCTTTTCGCGCTTTGGGCAATTTCGGTTCTGCAACCTCCTTTGCTCGCGCTAAAGCCGACTCTTGCGGCGTTTCAGGTTTGACTCCCATGTCGGCTTTGAATCTGTCTAGAACAAAGATCACATCATTTGACGAACCAGCATCTACCCACTCATGGACTTGACTGTCCTGAGCGTCTAACCACAACGCCCAATCCGATGTCTGCGTGACTTCGTCAACGTCAGAATGGACTGCGCGAATACGGTCAAAGTGCTCTCGCACTGCTTCCTCTTGCTTCGCCTCAAATGCTCTTCGCTCTTGACCTTGAGTCAGAGCCGCCTGTTCATCCAACCTTGCTCGCATCTGATCCAGCTCATCTAAGAGAGGTCCGGCAACGTCAGGGTATTCTTCCCTTACCTGTTGCAGCTTCTCTGTGTTTCGCTGCTCATCTGCAAGCTGACCCTTTAACTGAGTAACGGAGTTTACTAAGTCAGATACCTGCTTCCTTAGTTCCGCCGCTTCCTGAGTCGCTTTGGTCATTTTCGCCTGAGCGCCTTTCATGGCTCGTTCAGCTTTTTCAATTCGCTGTTCTGCTTCAGAGTCGTCGCCGCCGACCAACTCTTCTTCAGGAACCTCTTCCGCTATAGCCTCTGCCGTGTCCTCTGGTTCTGAGGGGGCTTTTTGAAACACTTCTTCCTGCTGCTCTTCAGTGTCCTCCGCCGAGGGTTGAGTCGCTGCGTTCTGATACTGTTCCATCAACTCTTTAGCTTCTGCCTGCAATCGCTCTGGGTCATTTCTACTAGCCATCAATTCCTCACGAGTCCTCTACGGGATGTTCGTTATTCGATTGCGGATATCCTCGAAGGGGTCCGCTGCTTGTCGAGAACCGCTTTCGCGGCGTCCTCAAGTTCCAATAGGAAACGGATCTCACTGACCCGACCCTGCTCGAACCTGAAATTCTTTTCGTCTGCTTGCTCTAACCGACTCTGCGAGTCTTCCAACCTACATTGGAATAGGCTGATCACCTGCTGCCATTGGTCCTGATGGCGGAGCCATAGGACCGCCTGCGCCTGCTGCGGCGAGAGCTTGATTTTGGAGGGCTTGCTGTTCAGCTTGTAACCTCTCTTCAGACTTAATAATTTCGTCAGGATCGATATCCATCGATTGTGCGATATCACGCAACAACCGTGGTCGATCTACTAATGCCAAGTCCGTGGGATTGGAGACAAGCGACAAGAACTGAAGGAGTCGCTGACTCTGCACTTCTTTTTGCACAAGGGCAGTGCTACCCCTTGGTACGACCTTGAGGTCGCCTTTTGCTTTCTCGTTAGTGCCAAATTCCATGTTGTAGTGAAACAACGCCTGAACCATAGGCTCTAACAAGAAGTCATCGATGTTCTTAATGGTGCTCTTCAGTGCGATATTCGCAGCACCCAT